CCGCGCCTGGATCTGGGCAGGCGTCTCCAGCATCCCTCCGGCCATCGAGAGCAGCGAGGGATAGGTCGGGACTGGGGCTGCCTTCGGAGGAACCGGAGGCCGCGCGACAATCGCCACGTCAGATCCCTATTCCGGGAACCTGCGAGATCGCGCCGCGCACTCCGTAGCCGGGGCCGTAGATCGGAGCGGGGAGCGGCGGCAGCGTCGGGTTGGGGTTGATCGGGTTGCCGAACTGGTCGTAGCCCGGGCCGTACGGGCTGTATCCACCACCCGCGCCCATCGCCCAGTACGTCTGCGCCGCTCGCGCCGCTGCGTCCGCGCGCGCCTGTGCGAGCTGCATCGCGTACTGGTTGTTCATGTCCGCGAGCTGCGTGAGTCCCTGCGCGCCGCCCTGGAGGAACTGGCGCAGCGCGTCGTAGCGACCCGACTCACCCTGGGCGAGGATGTCCTCGGTTGACTTCGCGAGCTGCCCCGAGCCGAGCAGTCCTCTGGCCGCGAGCGACGCCTGCATCTGGTTCTGGTTGGCCGTCTCCATCTGCTGAACCCGCGCCATCTGCGAGTACTTGTTCGCAGCGGCCTGCTGGATCGTGTTCGCGTCGATGTACTTCCCGAAGGTTCCGAGCTGCTTCGGGTCGGTGACTCCGAGGTCGATGAGGTTCTGCCGGAGCTGGGTCTGGAAGTCGCCCTGCGCCCGCCCCATCTGCGAGTTCATCAGCGACTCCATCTCCTGCACGCCGTAGTCGCCGCCGATCAGGTTGGCCCAGTTCTGGCCGCCGACGTTGATCCCGTAGCCTGGTTGGGCTGGGCCTGGGCCGCCCGGCGCGCCGGGGCCGTAGACGGGATTGCCGCCGTAGTGAGGAGGAGCTGGCGGCAGCGGAGCTGCGCCCCAGGGAGTCGCGCCCGCCGGGTAGCCGCCGCCGGTCGGGAGTCGGTTCCAGCCCGTGTAGCCCGACATCGTGCCGAGGGGCGACTTCGGCAGCGTGGGCGGCGTCGGTGCGTAGCCGTATGCCTGGTTGCCGCCGTAGCCGCCGCCGACGGGCAGAGGGTTCGCCGTGTAGCCGGGGATCCTCGTCGGGATAGGCGGCCTTATCAGCGAGACAGCCACGCCAGCAGTCTAAGTCAGCCGCCGGTCGTGATAACGAACATCACCCCGGCGAAGCTCCCGTGATCGGCCGCGTAGCCGCCGCTCGTCGGCCCGGCCAGAACGTGCGTGTGCGTCGAAGACGTGTCGGTGTTCCCGGAGATGGAGTGGCTGTGCCCTCCCGCCGCGTTCGTCGAGCCTGCGTAGTTCGTGACCAGGTAGCGAGCCGAGCCGCCCGTGCCGAGCGCGGCCGTGACGCCGGAAGCCTCCGCGAAGAGGTCGGCCGGAGGCGTGTGCGAGTGATCGCCGACCGAGGACGTTGACCCGGAGATGGCGTGCGAGTGCGCGCCGCCGCCGCCCGAAGTCTGGTTGATGTTGTGGTAGTGGTCTGCGCCGCCGCGTGAGCCGTAGGCCACGCCGTCCGTGACCGCGAGCGAGATGTGCCCACCCACGCCGTAGAGCGCGCGGTCGCGGAGATCGGGGAGGTTGAAGGTCGTGGATCCGTCGCCCGCGCCCCAGGTCGCGCCGATGGCGTTGAAGAGCGCGGGGTAGTCGGTGCGGACGCGGGTCGTCCCGTCGCAGGGCAGCGTGTCCGCCGGGACGGCTGCCGTTGCTGCGATGGCGAGGATGATCCCTGCCGGGAGCGACGTGAGCGTCCCTCCCCGGATGCCCGTGACCTGCGAGGCCGTGATCGTGATGCCGGACTGCTCGATGTAGTTCTTGAGCCACGTCCTGAACTCGACCGGGAAGTAGGTCGGATCGGAGAGCAGCTTGGCGACGAGCTGCTGTTCCTCCGCAGTCAGGCGAACACCGCCGCCAGCCGGAATGCCCCCGGGTGGCGTAGGCGGCGGGGTCGTGCTCAGCGTTTACCTCGATCCTGCGGCCAGGCATCGACGGCAATGTCGTACAGGCGCGAGAGGTAGACCGGCGCGATCTGCGCGATGTCCACCTGCACGCCGTACCCACGCCGGTCGAGACGCAGGCGGTTGCGGACGTAGCGCGGGTAGGCAGGGACGTTGCCGATGGACTGCGGCGCGAGGTTCGGGTGCGGCGAGACGCGGGTGCCGATCTGGTACACGTCGGCCTTGTTCTGCGTCTGCGCCTGCGTGACGTGCGACATGTAGATGTGCCGCAGGCGCTTCACGCCCTCGGGGCCGAGCTTGATCCAGCCGGTGCGGATGTGAACCAGGACTGCCTGCCCGTTCCCGTCGTAGGCGTCCGGCGCGGTCGGCGTGCCCCCTACGTCGGGGTCGTACTCGTACGGCCCGAAGAACATCGGCGAGAGCTTGATGAGCTGCGCGTTCCCCAGGCCCGCCACCGACGTATCTGGCCCCCACCACACTTCCTCGACCCCGATCTCGGAGGAGATGTAGCAGGTGGCGTTGACGTTTCGGAAGCGATACCAGGAGCGGTCAACGAGGTCGCAGATGAGCGTCAGCGGCTTCTGCTCGTCCGGGGTTCCGGCCGACCACGTAGGCAGCAGCGTCACCAGCAGGAGGTCGCGGAAGACGGCTGCGTGTACCTGCGTCCCGGACGCCTTGTTCGAGTAGGCCGTACGCCAGAGGCTTGCGATGCCGCCCTGGTCGGTGAGCGAGCGGATGGTCGCGCCGTCGGTCAGGTAGACGCCGTGCGGGTTTGCGAAGCAGACGTTCTCCTGCCAGGCGACGATGCTGGCCGGATCCGAGCAGCCGATCTGCGAGGAGAGCATGTCGATGTAGAAGTCCGAGTCCACGCCGGTCGCTGGCGGGATCGAGCCTCGGATGCGCTCGATGGAGCCGTCGTGGAAGCAGAGGATCATCGCGGCCATCGGGAAGATGCCGGTGATCGCGCGCGTCGTCCCGACGAGCGACTTCACGTCCCACTGGGAGAGCGGCCCCACGTTCGGCGCGGTGCCCTGCGTCTCCAGCGGCGAGAAGAAGACGTAGGACTGGTCAACGGGGATCGCCACCCCGTCCACGATCCCGCCCGAGGTCTTCACGCCCGCCACCAGCAGGCGCTCCTTGTACGCGCCCAGAAGGCTCCCGTGCGGGGCCGACGTGTGGCAGTTCGTGACCGCGAGCGTGCCGCCTACGTCGGTGACGACCTTGGGCACCACCGCCCCCAGGGCGTCGGCGAAGTAGACGCGATCTCGCAGGAGGACGCCGTTCTGGAGCGAGCTGGCGAAGATCGCAGCGAGGTTGGTCGCGGCCCCGGTCGCGACGTTCACGTCGTACAGGTTCCCGCCCGCACCTACGAGCAGCCGCGTTCCGGCGCGGAAGGCGGCGTGCTTGCCGCCCCAGGCCGGGCCTGCGAAGGCCGGGGTCGAGAAGTACGACCACGCTGCCCTGCTCTCCAGCTTCGCGCCCCTGCGGTCAGGGATGTAGTCCGCGAGATCCCAGACGAAGCCCATAGGCATGTTCGAGATGTCGTGGTCGCGGGAGAAGCCGCGTACGAGCGGCAGGATGGAGACGGGTGCGGTCAATAGGCCCCGATGTACGACCCCGAGTCGGAGAGAACGCCCACGTCGTTCTCCAGGTTGCGCCTGCGGGCGGCCTGCGGGGTGACGCGCTTGGCGAGGATGCGCTTGATGCGCGCGATCTGCCCCTCGGTGCCGTCCTGCCCTTCGTACTGCTGACGCCATCGCTCGCCCTGCTGCGACCCCTCGTGCTGCACGTACTCGCCGCCCTTCCAGAGCGCGTACATGACGATGGCCGGGTGGAACTCGGGCGCAAGGCCACCGAGCGTCGCCGTCTGCGGATCGTCCGTGTCAGCGACCAGCGAGGTCGGGCGGAAGATCCCGTAGGCGTTGATCGCCTGCGCGGTCGTGGGGATCGGGCTGATCCAGAGCAGCGGCTCCTCGTAGGCGAAGCCCAGCTTGCCCTGGCCCTGCAAGGTGGTGATGTCCTCGCGCGAATACCGCTTGAGGAAGCCCGAAGCGGGCGGTGAATCCGGGCCTGGGGACGTGCCCAGGTTCGGGATCTGGACATCCACGAGCGCGAGGATCTGGTTCGACATGTCGTGGATGGGGGTGTTCGCCGTGAGCTGGAGGTTGATGACGCGCGTGTACGGGCGCGTGCGGACGAGGATGTCCACGATGCCTTCGTTCAGCCAGTTCTGGATGAGCGCGACCTCGTTGTTCCAGACGGCCTCCTCGGCTCCGAGGGTGTACTTCACGCGGTCTGTCATGTCCTTGAACTGCATCTACGCCTCCGCTTCTGCCTCTGCTGCTTTCTGCTCCTCATCCTGACGTGCAAGCTCATCGGCGTGCTCCTGCGCCGCCTCTCGCTCCTCGCCACGGAAGGTCGTGATCGCGTTCCCTGTCTCGGTGTCGATCACATCCACGACCGTTCTCTCTTCCAGCTCGTATCGAGCCACGTCTCCTCCTTCATGTGATCGCGATGGGCACGAGCGAGATGTACCGTCGAAAGACCGAGCAGTTTGCCCCCATGTGGCGGTACTTCGCCACCACGGCATCGCTCGCCAGTCCGTCGAACTCGTACTCCCCGGCAGAGGAGACAATCGGCGGGTTCATCCCCGACGCAACCTGATAGCCGACCGCGAGGCTGTCGTTCGAGGGAGCGACAGTCGCGCCGATGGCAAAGCTCATCAGCGCGCCGTAGTTGTTGCCGCCACCCCCGAAGCCGAGCTGGATGCGGTAGTGCCCTGCGCGTGGGAGCGTGAACGAGGGGCCGACGGTCGCGGTGTCGCCGTAGGTCGCTGACGTGATTGACTCGCTCGTCTCGACGCGGACGAGCTTGGGAGGGCCGCCGACGCAGATCCACTTGTTCGTTGCCTTCGCCGCGACGTACTTGAGATGCCACTGGTAGGTCGGGGCGGTGAGCGAGTCCGTGAAGATGATCTCCTGTCCGTCCGTGGGGGAGCCGGGGATGGCCGTGACGAGAGGAGGAGTGCCTCCTGCTGCCGCCGCCCACTTGATCCCTGCGGCCTGCGTCGAATCGGAGGTCAGGACTTGCCCGTCCGGCCCGACGCCCACGCGCGCCGGGGTCGAGGCCGCGCTCGCGGCGATCACGTCGCCCTTGGTCGTTACGAGCGAGCGCGCGATGTAGGTCGCGGAGAGATCGGGGAGATCGCCTGCCGCGATGGCCGCGAAGACGAGCGCGCCACCAGACCCCTTGAGCCACTGGCCGTTGACGACCGCAGGAACCGCAGGACGGCCGTCGAGGAGCACCAGCTCGGACTCGATGTTGTTCAGATTCGCGGCGTTGACCGGCGTCGTGCCATCTATCCAGGTCGTGCGCGCGTATGCGAACTGCTCGGGGGCCGGAGGCGCAGGGACGCTCATGGCGTCATTCTCCTCGGTCTACCGGACTACGGTCGGGGTGAGAAGCGGCGTCCCGTCCTGGGGCACATCCGGGGTGATGGTCACGCTCACCGACGCGCTCGGCGAGAGGGTGAGCGGCTGGGACACGTCCGGGGTGAGCGTCAACGACTGAGCGGCCGTGGGGACGAGGATGACGCTCGCGGGCGTCGTGGGAATAAGGATGACGACGCCCACGCCTGCCAGCGGCCACGCGGTCAGGATCAACTTCGGGCGACCGAAGCTGAGGATGGCCGAGGTCTGAAGCGTCAGAGGCCGCGCGGTCAGGATGAGCTTCGGCCGACCGAAGCTCAGCCCGATGAAGGGCAGGATGAGGAGCGGCCGGGCGCTGAGGATGAGCTTGGGCCGCCCGAGTGAGGGCGTCGTCGAGAGGCTCTTGGTGAGCTGCCTGGCGCTGAGGATGAGGACAGGCCGGTTGAGGCCGAGCGTGATGATCGGCCCGGAGATGACCGTGAACGTGAGCGTGCGCGCGCTGAGGATCTCGACCGGACGACCGAAGGCCGTGTACCACTGGCCGCAGACCGTGCCGTCGCCGCAGGTGAACTGCCCGCAGACGGGGGTGTGGACGACCCCCATGAGCGCCTAGACCGCTGGGCCTTGCGAGATCGCGAGCACGTTCGTCGCCCAGTGAAGCTGGAAGGTGCCGTTCGAGATGTCCTGGAGCGCCCCGAAGTCGAGGAAGCCCCACAAGTACTGATCGGTCGTGCCCTGCTCGTAGATCACGCCGTAGCGTGTCTGGAAGGTTGCGCCCGGCCCCCAGGAGAGGTCGGCTGCCAGCAGGTTCATCTCGTGCGCCACCCCGTCGTAGGACGTGGACTTGCCGGTCAGCGCCTTCCCTCCGACCGTGTACCCGCCTCCTGCCGCCACTTCCTGCGGGGACACGTCCGAGTAGCGCAGGTGGTTCGAGAGGTCGGGGACGTACGTGCTCTTGAGCAGCGCCACCGACATGTTCTGTGGCACCCAGTAGCGCGAGATGAGGATGCCCCCGGCCTGGGCGTACCACTGGCTGCTCGTCGCCATCTACTTGATCTTCTTCGGCACCGTCATCATCGGCCTCTTTCGGTGCTCCCGCTGTCGCAGGATGTCCAGCTCCTCTTCCACGTTGAAGCCTGCCAGGGGAGGCGGCTGTTGCCCTACGAAGTCGAGCTGCATCTGCCGCTGCTGCTCGGCGCGGATCGGGAAGCGGCAGAACTCGGCCTTGCAGAACTCGGGGAACGCCTCGTCCTGGCGCTCCAGGCAGGCCGCGCAGCGGTAGCCCGCCCACAGCTCGCCCATCGCCTCGGGCGTGAGCGTGATCCGCGACTCTCCCATCACGCGCCCGTCCGGGAGATGGCGCACGCGCGTCGAGGGCTGGATGTCCTGCACGACTCCCCAGTCGTCAGGGTCGGGTGGCGTCCAGATCTTGCTCATGCCGTGATGACGTGCCTGCGCTCGACCTCGATTGCCTGCTCCAGCGCCTCGATGATCTCGGCGCGCTTGAGTCCGAAGACCTGCTCGTAGTAGAGCGCGCTCTGGAGATCGTGCCCGTCCTCGATCAGCTTCACCACCAGCTCGACGGGCGTGCCCTCGAAGTCGTTGTAGCGCGGGTAGGGAGGGCCGATGGGTTCGGAGGCGACGAGGAGGATCTCGCTGGGGACGGAGTTCGCCCACTCGACCAACTGCTGCTCCACGAGCGCCTTCTCCTCGGACGACCAGTTCTGGGCCTGCGCGGCCTCGTCCGTGTCGAAGACGGAGAGGCGGTTGATCGGATCGGTGGGGACGGCTTCCCCCGAGTCCTGTGTGTTGCCGTGGAAGTTGAAGTGACGGAGCGCCTCGTTCATCTCGTTCTCGTAGATGAAGCTGCCGTCGCGGATCGTCTGGAAGTTCACGTACAGCCCCGGGGTCAGGACTTCGACACCGCCGTCACCGAGTGCTCGCTGCCGCTGCGGGCGGATCTGCACTCCGTAGCCGGGGTACTGGGAGATGAAGCGCATGTCGCTCCTTTGGTCGAGGGGCGGGAATGCATGGGTTCCCGCCCCCCAACTCTACGACTAGGCGATGCCGGTGATGACTCCGTGCGTGCGCTCCTGCGCGATCTCCCAGCCCTGCTCGGTGAGGTACTCAGCCGCCATCCTGTCCTCACCGTTCGGCTGTCGATCCGTCAGGAGCTTCGTGTCGGAGTCACGCAGCGGCCTGCGCTCGACGTTCGACATGTCGATGCAGAAGAGGAGGCCGTTGTACCCGTTCGCCCCCGACGGGTAGTTCGCCCACTCCTTCTTCACCACGACAGGGAGCTGATAGCCGAAGACGCCCGAGATCACGCCGTCCACCTGCACGCCGTGAATGTTGGTCGGCTCCGGCTTCCAGAATGCGCCCTGCCCGGAACGGTGGAACCTGCTGATGTAGTAGGCCCCGATGGTTCCGGTGAAGATCACCATGTCGGACGTTCCCTTCGAGAGCACGGTCGCCAGGAACAGGTCGAGGAAGTCCGAGGTCAGCTCGCCACCAGCGTTCTGGCGGTTGGTGACGATGAACTCGTTGAGTCCCCCGGAGAAGCCCTGCGGATCCTGACCGGCGGTCAAGAACTGCCGCGTCCCGAAGAAGCCGTTGTGCTCGATCTCCCGCTTGTGCTCGACGGCCTTGCGAGCGGCTTCCTTTGCAGGCTCCTGTCCACCGTACAGCTCGATGTTGGTCGCCGTGCGCGAGAAGCTCCACGAGGAGCGGAAGATCTGCGTGTAGTTGTAGCCGAGCACTCTCTGCGAGTACTTCGGCTGGGGCAGCGGTGCGCCCTGCGGATGCGCGGAGCCGGTGAACACGAGCTTGTCGCCTGCGTTCCCGGCCGCGTTGGTTCCGAACGGCGTCACGGTGATGACACCCGTGCCCGTGTTGACGGCGGTCACGAGGAACGCCTGGCCCGTCCGCATGTTGCGAACGGTGTCGTTCGGCTTGAGCGCGAAGGCGTCGGTCGCACCCGTGAGGGTGATCGTCGTCGCGCCTGCTGTGTACGCCGCCGCCGTATACACGTCGGAGACGTACGACTCCTCCAGCCAGTTGAACTTCTCGCGAGTCGCCTGGCGGGAGGGCATCCGCTGGGTCATGGTCGTGAACTGCGTCTGGTCTGGATCGAGCAGACGCATCTTGGGATCCATGTCGATGATCTTCTCGTCAGCGACGATCTCCTGCGTATCGACAAAGTTCCCGGCAGCGATCTCGGCCATGCCTACTCCTTGGAATCGGTGAGTGATCTACCGGCCCTTGGAGGAGTGCCGCTCAAAGCGGTTCCCGCGTGGCCCTACTGCTTCGTCCTACGGGTGCTGCGCGCGTGCCCGAAGTGAAGTTGTCCTGAGCCTAGCTCACGACTCCTCGTCTTTCCACTGTCCGCGCTGCCGCCACTCGGCCTCCATCGCGTCCATGAAGGCCGACTGCTGAATCGGGGGCGGCGAGTGCGGTGAGCCGGTGACGACACCCGCCGCTTCCTTTCGCAGCTCGGCCTCGCGCTTGATACGCGCATCGCGCTCGTCGTCTTGCACCTTGCGGCGCGTGACCGTCCCCGTTCGCATGAGGTCGTAGACCGCCTGCACCCCGAGATCGCGCTGGCTCGCGTCCCCGTACAGGATCGCCTGCACGAACGGATGCTGTTCCCCCAGCTCACCGATCTTCTGCGCCATCTTCGCCCCCGCCTCGTCGAGGTTGATGTTGAGGCGAGCGAAGGATTCCCCGAGTGCCTGGTCGAGCGGCTGCGGAGCCTGCCCGTTCTGCTGCTGGGCGGCTGCGCCCGCGAGATCCATCTGCACCTGCGTCCCGATCTGCGACGCGAGTAGCGCGTTCTCCTCGGCGATGCGCCGGAGCACACCGTTGAAGAGCGTGATGTTGCCGCTGAAGGCCGCAGCGCGCGCGTACTCCAGCGGATTCATCAACGACTGCTCGATCCACGCCTCCTCCTGCGTAGAGAGCGGCATCGCGGCGCGCTGCTGCGTCTGCGCCTGCTGCTCGATGGACTGCGCGTACTGATACCACTGGTTCGCGAGCTGCTCGGCCTCCTGCTTCTCGCGTGCGAGTCGCCCGATGTGCTGTTCCTTCTCACGCGCGGACTTGGCCCAGGCTGCCGGGTCGTCTCCGAGCGTCTTCTTCGCCCAGACGACGTTCGCATCCTCGCCCTCTTCCTCTTCTTCCTCTTCCGCCTTCGGCTCTTCCTCGGAAACCGGCTCCGGGGCTTCGAGTGGAGGCTCTTCTTCTGGCTCCGGCTCTCCTCCCGGCTCGTCCGGGACGACAATCGGGGCCTCTTCCTCCTCTTCTCCCGGGGGAGCGGGCGGCAGCGTCGGATCCGCTGGCTCCGCGAGGGCCTCTCCGACCGAGCGAGGCCGCCCCGAGAAGACCTCCTCGCTCAAGAACTGGGCAAACTCCTTCTCGCTCATGGCTTCGCTCACTCTTCGACCTCCATCTCGATCCCCTGCTCCTTCAAGAACCGCTCCAGGGTGGCCTGCGCGCTTCGCGGAACGCCGACGAACCAGTTGAGCGCCGCGATAGTGCCTCTGATCGTGTCGAGCTTACGCTGATCTGCTCCCTCCGGGGCCAGCGCGAGCGCACTCGCGACCTTCCGCAGGCGCTCCACCTTGCGTTCGACCTCCTCTTCCAGCTCTTTCCAGCCCGTCGTCGAGAGCAGAGAGGAGAGACGGTCGGCCCTGCGGTTCAGCTCACGCTGCGTCTCCTCGGAGACGCTCACTTCCCGAGCTGCTGAACAGCCTGGAGCTGCTGCTGGGCGAACTGCTCGGGGGTGTAGGCGAGGCCGTTAGCCCCCGGCCCGGCCATTCCCATCCCGAGCGGAAGGCTCGTCTGCCCGGTAGAGCCTACGGGCGGCGTCCCCGGGTTCATCTGCCCCTGGATCGTCTCCGGGCTAGGGGGGGTGCCCGGGCCTTGCGGCATCCCGGGCGGTGCGGGCTGCCCCGGCTGGGGGGGCGGGGGCGTGTTGAAGTAGCTCTGCGTGTCCTGG